TAACCACGAGTTGTTTTAAGGAGTGAATGATGATAACCATTACTGAGTTGGAGTTGGTGTTGTTCTTTGGTTTTGTTGTGATGACGCTGATGTATTTCAGAGCAAAGTCGGAGTTGCATATGCACAAGCGCATAACAGCAGAGGTATTCATGCGTATCGCCAAGGGCAATATGAAAGTCACCGAGACCGAGGAAGGTTTCGAGTTGGAGGTCACACCGAAATGAAGGAAGCGGTGTACCTAACTGGGATCTATGTGGTGGCAATAGCCATCGTTGTGTTAGATGTCTTTTACTGGAGAGTGGGATGAAATCAAGACAGCAAATGATCTACGAGGAGATGTGCTATCAGTTGGGGAAGGTCGTAACTGCGCCTGAACATGAATACATTGATGACAATGGCGTTGATGATTCAGAGGTGGTTAACGAGACCAATGTGAGATTGGTCTTGGGTTCGTTGACTTCAACACTTGTTAAGTGTGCGCTGGTGTATGGCGTGTCGCTTGAGAGTGTATTAGTCAATGTTGGTATTGGGTACAAAGACTACGAGAGGGAGATGAAAGATGAGTAAACAAGAAACGCGCGTGAAGAAGGCGCACATTGCGCTGATGAAACATCCTGAGACGGCACTGTACTCAGGCGTGATGCTGATGGGCAAGACCGAGGTCGTGGAGGAAGGATGTCCTACGGCATACACCGATGGCGTGAACAAAGTCTATGGTCGCAAGTTCTTAGAGACCGTGGACTCCGAACCCAAGGTGCGTGGCTTGGTGTTGCATGAGAACCTTCATGTGGCATTGAAGCAGTTGCCAAGAGGTAAGGATATGTTTGAGGAGAACCGCAAGCTCGCAAACATTGCCGCTGACATGGTAGTCAACAACATCATCGAGAACATCAAAGGCACGATCAATGGCTCGACAGAGCGAATCGTTGCGTTGCCTGATGGTGCGGTGTATGACCCCATGTTTGAAAACTGGTCAATGCGTGAGGTGTACAACTATCTCAAGCAACACTGCAAAGGTGGCAAGGGTGGCAAAGGCGATAAGGGTGGACAGAAAAGTAACGACCCAGCCAATGCTAGGTCACAAAGTAACGACGATGACGATGGGGACATCATCGAGATCAATGGCAAGCAGTATGACATTTCTAATGCAGACGAGCATGACCTTGACTCCCTGAAAGATCTAACGCATGGTGAGGTCAAAGAGATCAACGATGCAATCGACAAAGCGTTGCGTGAGGGTGGGATGTTGGCTGGTCGCATGGGTGCGAAGATACCGAGATCAATCTCTGACTTGCTTGAACCCAAGGTCGATTGGCGTGATGCGCTGAGAGACTTTGTGTCGAGCGCCATCAAAGGCAAGGATGAATTCACATGGCGTAAGCTGAACAAGCGACAGCTCGTCAATGATCTTTATTTGCCAAGCATGGAGAACGAGACGATCGGGGAGTTGGTCGTTGCCATTGACACATCAGGGTCGATCGGTGGTCAGCAAATCACCGAGTTTGCGACAGAACTGGTCTCAATCTGCGATCTGTGTTCGCCTGACCGTGTGCGTGTTTTGTGGTGGGATACCGATGTGCATGGTGAGCAAATCTTTGAGAATGACTACAAAGGCATGGCTCAGATGCTCAAGCCTGTGGGCGGTGGTGGCACTATGGTGTCGTGTGTCAACGAGTACATCAACAAAGAGAAGATCAATGCGGAGTGCGTGATCGTGTTCACTGACGGGTATGTTGAGAGCGACATCACATGGACTATTCATAGCCCAACCCTGTGGATGGTGACTCAGAACAAATCGTTCGAACCGCCTGTGGGCGTGAAGGTGAAGTTCGGTGACGACTAAGTTGTGGGGTATTGGGCTTGATCTCAGAATCATGACAACCGAATACGCATACAGAAGGAGGGGGGTGATGCCAAGTGATCGACATCGAATGTCAATGGAGATAGCGCATGAACTCAAAGCACAGATGGGTGATGGCGCTTACCTCTACTGTCTTGAAAGATTGTCAAACAACACAGATCAACCAAGGTTGTGGCGTGATGTGTTGTATTGGCTTGATGAGGGAAAAACAAATGGAACAGACGGATTGGTATCAGATAACCCTCGATGTTGATGTGAACCGACGAAATATGAACCTAGTAGTAGCTAGGCAGGTAATCAGAGCGCATGGGGAGAGCGCACATATGTTTGCGTTGGAACAAATGCTGAAAGAGGGCAACTTTGAACAACAAAGAGATTGGCGTATGGTGTTAGACATCATTGATGAAATCAACAAAGGAGAAAGCAAATGCTAGGACTCAGTTACGAGCGTCTTGAGAAGATCATGAAAACGCAAAAGCCTTACCGTGGCTCAATCAATCGGTATCCCATCGGTGATCGTAGACATAATCTAAAGAACTTTTATGTCAGAGACGAGAACGGCAAGACCGTGTTCGACATCACTTGCAGTACACGCTATGAAGCCTTTGAAATCACAAAGGAAGAATACGAACTGATGAAGGAGGACAAGCGATGCGGGTACAGGGTGAATGAGTACACAGATGCCGACGGTAAGACTTCATACAGTAAGCACGACTTTCCTCCCTACTTTTTGGGTACGGTGTATCCCGAAGAATATTTTCAATTCACTGCGGAGAATCGTGCCTATGATCCGTATGGGCAAGGTGAGCGAGCGTTCTTTAGCAATTGCACTGCTGGGTTTTTCAGTAGAGAAACTCGCAGAGGTGGCATGGTGTGGAAACACGGCAGAAACATTGTGCCGATTTTTCATAACCTGAGAGTCAGCACCAAAAATGCTTTGCTACAACCGCTTGATGATTATGTCGTGGTGGGCAAGAAAGTTAACCGCAAGATCGGCAAAGACATTCTTGCAGGGTACGAATCGTTCCACAAAACGGCAGAAGTCATGTGCAAGTCCCTTGATTCCTCCATGTTCCTTGCAACGGCTACGGAAGTTTTAGAGGAACACAAAGATAAAAGGTATTTTGATGTGGCTGAAGAAATCAAGGACAAAGCACCACTTGATGCAATGATTCTTTATGCGGTAGCACTCGATGTGGGTGACATCAGATGGAGAGTCCAGCATCCGAGCTGGCACTCAGGCGTAGACCCTATCAATATCTATGAGAACCTTGCAAGAGCTTTGAACACAAGTATCTACAAGGCGCATCCCGAGGTGTTTATTCCTGTGCGTTACGGCAAGGATGAGGCGTATCCACCAAGCATTTGGGGCTACGACATTGAGGTCAATGGTCAGATCGTTCGTCAGTATTAATCAACGACCTAGCGAGAGCTAGGTCACTAACTAAGGGGAAATCATGAGCAGATACATTCTTGAAGGATTTGAGAGCGATGAGCTTGAGCAAACAATCAGACAACACGAAACATTCCCGCTTGTGCGAGAGCTGTGTTTCAAATTCAATCTGAGAGTCTTATGCGAAGCAGAGCTTGGCGGTCATCAGTCTGCAATACAGATGTGCTTGCCCAATGGCATGGCAGTTGGCAAAGTCTATACAAGGAAGAACACTGAGGCCAAGCTTGAGTATTGCTACCGCACACCGTACTACAAGAAAGACCGTGGCAGTAGTGAGGAAGACAAGGAGACTTTGCGTAGTGTGAAAGTCTCAACACTTGTGTCTACGATAAAGCGTGTCAAGGCAATCCCAAGCGTCGAGAAAATGCTTGATAAGAAGATGAGCAAACTTGGCGATGCCAAAGACCTCATGGAGAAAGCGCTGGGTAGTACATACAAGTCAACAAGCGAACTTCAAGCTGATGAGATTCATGCGTTGCTATGTGCGTTTCTAGGGGAAACTCCCAATGGCAATCACCTCACAGTGGATACAATTAAATGTAAAAAGGTACTTGACAAATACAATGAAGCTGATAGAGTACGAGTCAAGAAGTTAGAAGAAGTTGGTCGGTTCTTTCTCAATCCTTTCTACATGATCGGTGCGGATAATTTTGGTCACTTCATAGTCGGCAAAGTCAAACTCACAGGGGAGAAACAATATGACATCATTGAGCCATTCAAGCGTTACAAAGACATCACCGAGCGTGAAGATCTTGTCCCTGTGATGACCATGACCAAGCTTGCGTATGACGGTAAGGGACACCGTTTACAGAATGGCTACATCCCTGTGACTGATATGTACGACGAGAACCTTGATGCAGTGTTCTTTTATCACACACAAGCCACACACTATGACTACATTTGGATGGCAACACCATGCTGAGTGAAGATCTTGCCCCAGTCGTACACAAAACAAACTGGGACTTGATGAGAGTCCCAATGCGTAGGATTGAAGATCATTTCATTCTCTATGTCGCTGATGGGTATCACCGTAGGTACGACAAGGATACATTGCCTGACGAGATTAAAACCAAGTTGGCAATGATTCTTGCGAGTGCGCACACGGTGTTGCCCGACCACAAACTTCAGAAATTAGATTTGTACAGCAACACACAGTCGCTTGAGCTTGACGACATTGGATGGAGGGCGTCCGAGTCGTACTACTGTTTGGTGCTGACACGCCCGACACTGATGAAGATGAGAGGAGAAGATTCATGAACGAAGAAGAAATCAAATTCTTGCGAGAGGTTGCACACCGAGCCAAAGACCCAGCCATGTTGAGAAGTATTATTTTCTCAGCTATCAATGGGGTTGAGCGTGATGCAGAAGAAGTGCGTAAACATGCCGTGGACATGGAGGTCGTGGCAAGCATGGCGTTGAACACACGACTGTTCAAGACCAATGCGAAATTCATAGCCGACAAGCTAGAGAGCTGGAAGCATATGAACGGTTTGCGTTGGGACGATCAGATCAAAGCGTTGCGGGAGAAATCCAAATGACCGCAAAAGACTTGCATGACCTGAGTAAATTCTTGATGGACTTGCACTTCATCCAAGCCAATGCAATCGTAGGGGCTGAGTTGCAGGGCAACAAGCAAGCTATCAAGTACATGAAGCGCATTGCTGAACTGCGTGAGTTGATTAAGTTGGAAGCAGGAATCAAGGAGAAGAGTAATGGCTAGAACTCCCGAAGCCAAGGTCAAAGCCCACATCAAAAAGATTCTTCAACTACATGGTGTTTACTACGCCATGCCGATGGGGACAGGGTATGGCAATGCAGGCGTACCTGACTTCTTGTGTTGTCTCAATGGAAAGTTTCTTGCAGTAGAAGCGAAGGCAAACGGAGGGATACCCACAGCACTGCAACACAAACACTTGGACGACATTCAGAACGCAGGTGGGGCGGCATGGGTCGTGAACGAAAAAAACCTTATTGCGTTTGAAATATTCATCAAGGCGAACAAATGAAAGTATTTTGGTGGACAGTCCTCGCACTGAATATGTTGGCGGTCGTGTGTACTGGTCTGGTCGTACTGGGCTGGTGGATAGCGTCAGCATTACCAAGGAGTTTTTAAATGGATGAACAAGACCGAAGTAATTTGCGTGACCTACACGCAGGGTTTGCGATGGTGGGATTGTTGATGAAGGGACATCACCCCGATCAGATACCCACACTTGCATACAAACTTGCAGATGAAATGCAAGAAACAAGAGACCAGCATGTCGCTGGGATTGTGTCAGTGAAACGACGAACCAAAAAGGAGAAGTCAGATGAGTAAAAGCAAAGTGATCAACAAAGCCGCACGAGTAAGAAACCTCTTGCGCAAAGACCCAAACGCCAAAGCTGGCGCAGTGGTAGAGATGTTTGACTGCACCATGCAACAAGCCCATGTGATGTTAAACACACAGAGGAAGATACTCCATATCTACAAGAGAAAAGATGGGACATTTGTAGCGCCACCACATCGGGCGGCTCCCCCCGAAAATAACGACCTAGCCCCAGCTGGGTCGTTAAATAACATTGTAGAAACGCATTTCCCGATCGAGATGGCAGAACCAAAGCCTGACCCAGTGAATCACCCTGAGCACTACAAGACAGGCGGTATCGAGACCATTGACTTTATCGAGGCGAAGAAGCTCAACTACAACCTTGGTAATGTGGTGAAGTACATCACACGAGCAGACCACAAGGGCAATCGACTGCAAGACTTGCAGAAGGCTCAGTGGTACATCAACAGAGAAATCGCTAACGCACAGGCCTGATTCGTAGGCATGGTTCGCCATGCCTTTTTTTGCGCCTGTTGAAGATGTTATTTGAAACCAGTTATTTAAGGAGAGCGATGATGCTGACAGGATTAGAAATTTTGCTTGCACGAATGAAAACCAACCCCGAGGAGTTCCTCAAAGACAACCATGTGCCATACGAGGGCGAATCGTTTGGCGGGAAATGGATGGACTTGATTGCTTACGCATGGCGTATTGCGAACGAGGAAGAACGACAGGCGCTGGAAGATGCTCGTAGAGAGTTCTATCGGGACGACTTTAACGAGCGAGTGATGAAGCGACTTGCAGGCGAGGAAGTGAAAGAAGAAGTAAGTCCGTATATCGTCAAATCAACAGCGCAGGCGAGTCAGCATTGGACTGACCCGAGGATGGCAATGCAAAATGCAGTGCTTCAAGGTGGTACTGGATTTGGTCAAGCGCAGGCCAAACAAGAAGGTGCGCCAGTTGGTGGCATGGGTAATGGCTTTTGGGGCGGCATCGTCTCATCAGGTAAGGGGAAGCTGTGGTAATGATTGAAGCGATCAGAACTTTTTGGGGCAAGTTGCGCGGGCGTGGTCAGGTGATCGTCGAGCAAGGAACGCTTTGGCGATGCACCAAATGCCATTTAATTTTCACAACAAAATCAGCAGGGGAAGACCATGCAAAAGACTGCCGTGAACGCCTTTGATTGGAGGGCATATACGGATGAGGAACGCGCGAAAAAGGGTGACCCTTTTGCAGACATCAAACGCAATGCCATCATCAGCGCAAATGTCACTGAGGGTGTACACAAGCTACGCAAGAAAAAGCCTAGCCACGGAACAATACTTGGCATCAGCGACAAAGCAGTGAGCTTGAAACCACCGGAGACGATGAAAAATGCCAAGACCAAAAAGTGAATTAACAGACAGCAAACGAATCATTGGAACAAGATTGACGGAAGAACAATTCAAAGAATGGCGAAAACTAGGGGGCGGAGTATGGTTAAGAAAATATCTGATGGAACACCGAGAAAAAAGATTGGCGTCAGAGAACTCATCGAACAAAACAAGTGGAATCCGTTCGAGCGAGTAGACCCAAAGATCTTGGAAGCACTCCACAGACGAAGCGCAAGCAAGCGTGTCGCGCGACCTGATTACGAGGAGGCTCCGTTTTGAGTTTCATTACGCTTGATTTTGAATCCTACTACGCCAAGGGCTTGGGTTTCAGAACCCAAACGACCGAGGAGTATGTGCGTGACCGTCGCTTTGAGGTAATCGGTGTGGGCGTGAAGATTGACGATGAACCGACCACATGGTTCTCAGGAACGCACGCAGAGATAAAAGAACATCTGAAGAAGATCAACTGGAGTGAAGCGGCCCTGCTTGCGCACAACACGCTCTTTGACGCATGTATTCTTAGCTGGCACTTTGACTGCCGCCCTGCGTACTTGTTTGACACCCTGTGCATGGCTCGGGCGATACATGGCGTGGACGCTGGCGGCTCGCTCAAGGCGTTGGCTTTGCGCTATGGGATTGGTGAGAAAGGCGATGAGGTGATACACGCCGAGGGCAAGCGTAGGCTTGACTTCAGTGAAGAAGAACTCCAGCGATACGGTGAGTATTGCAAGAACGACGTTGATCTCACTTTGAAGCTCTTCAATATTCTCGTGAGCGCGTTTCCGCAGAACGAATTAGATTTGATCGACATGACATTGAAGATGTTCGTCGAACCAGTCTTTCATGTGGACGATGCGTTGCTACAAGACCGCCTCATCGAACTCAAAGAAGAAAAGATGGCGCTACTTCAAACCTTGATGGAACGACTCAAGTGCAAGGATGAGGAGGCGGTACGCAAGAAATTGGCAAGCGGCAAACAGTTTGCTGCTTTGTTGACCCAGCATGGCATTGAAGTACCGATGAAGGAAAGTAAGGGCAAGAACTCGAAAGGAAAGATGACTTATGCGTTGGCTAAAAATGATGAAGGCTTTTTGGCGTTGGCTGAGCACGATGATGAATTCATTCAACAACTCTGCGCAGTGCGGCTCGGCACAATGTCCACCCTCGAAGAATCCCGCATTCAACGCTTCATCGACACGGGCAAACGCAATCGGGGCAGACTCCCCATTCCTCTCAAATATTATGGCGCTCACACAGGCAGATGGGCTGGCTCTGATAAGGTCAATTTCCAGAATCTGCCGAGTAGAGATAAGAAAAAGAAGACCCTCAAAAACGCAGTTATCCCGCCTGACGACTACGTTGTCATCAACTGCGACTCGTCCCAGATTGAAGCTCGCATCCTCGTTTGGTTGGCGGGACAAGAAGATGTCACCCAACAGTTCGCCAACGGAGAAGACGTCTACTCAGCGTTTGCTTCCAAGATATATGAACGTCCGATCTCAAAGGCAGATCCTGTGGAACGGTTCGTTGGCAAGACCTGTATTCTGGGTCTAGGCTATGGGACTGGCGCGTTAAAACTTCAGCACACGCTCAAGACAAGTCCCCCCGGGGCAATCGTTTCAGAGGATGAGGCCAAGAGTTATGTTGATACATACCGCACTGCCAACGACAAGGTGATCGCGCTTTGGCGAGAAGGTGACAAGGTGATTGAGGCCTTGGCTGACTGGCCTGACGGCAAGAAACCGTATTACTACGGCAAAAACAAATGCCTGATCGTGTCAAAAGAAGGCATCACACTACCCAACGGCCTGATGATTCGCTACCCCGAGCTTCACCTCAACACTGAAGAAACTAAAAGCCAATACGTGTACAAGTCACGCAAGGGCCCCGTGTCGTTGTGGGGCGGCTCGCTGGTTGAAAACGTGGTTCAAGCGTTGGCAAGAATTGTCGTTGGCGAGCAGATGCTCAAAATACAGGAGCGCTACCGTGTTGCCCTGACCGTGCACGATGCGGCAGTGGTTGTCGTACCCGAGGCCGAGAAGGACGAGGCGATGGCGTATGTGGTCGAGTGCATGTCCGTGCCACCCGAATGGGCTAGGGGATTACCCGTGGCGTGTGAGGCGAAGTGGGGATACAGCTATGGCGAGTGTTAAAATATGTCAAGTACGAGGAGGCTTATATGACTGAACCGACCACACCTGACGAGGACGAAGCGTTCAACGAGCTTGAGCGCATCAGCAGAATCAGGCAAGAAATTATCAGAAGGCAGATGGAGCCACCACAAACACAGATACGCAACCTAATCATCGAAGAAGTGGCACAGCACATTGAAAAGCTGACAGGCTTTGGTCAAGACACCATCAGTTCGTTTGCAATTTATATCAGGGGGATGAAGAAATGACAGCAAAGGATTTACGAGACATCAGCAAGTTTTTGGCTGACTTGCACTTTCTTCAGGCCAATGCGCTCGTAGGGGTTGAGTTGCAAGGAAACAAGCAAGCAATCAAGTACATGAAGCGAATTGCTGAACTGCGGGAGTTGACTTTATTGGAAGCTGGAATTGAGGAGAGGAAATGAAAAGAAAACCACCGCCAAGCAAAGCGCTTTGCCTTGCGATGTCGAAGTTTTGGTGGGAAGAAAAACAGCCACAACGCAGTTGGGATTGGCTGTTCTGCTGGGGCTTTTACGAGATGTATGTGGAAGGATGGTTTGAATGAGCTTTAGAGAATCAACAATCAAATACGTCAAAGAGTTGATGAGAGCAAAGACCATCCATGAAGTCATTGCTAAGGAGTTGCACGAAGCACACCTGCGTAAGCTGGAAGCTGAGACAGCGGCTGAGTATGCGTTTGCGGCTATTCAATACAACGAGAAGCGCATAGCTCGGTTGACTGCAAGGCTGACTGAACACACAGAGGAAGGGGATTATGTATGAGCATTGAAGAAGGCTATTACTGCGTGATATGCGGTAGATTTTTGCCAGCGAATGAGTATGGTGTCATCGTGCATGATGACATTGAACACCCACAAGAAATGGATTTTGCAGACGAGGAGAAATCGCAATGAAACTCTCGACCGCAGATTTTGAGGCGTGGCTGGCAAACCCGCTGACCAAGGCGCTCAAGCAATCACACCAAACCGAAGTGGATGCAATCGTCAAAGATTCTGACCGAGCGTTTGACTTGCTACGACGAGCAGAGACAGAAATGCGCTACGCAGGGTGGACAAAGTATGAATCCGACAACTTCGCAAGAAATGGTGTGTATGAAGACATTAAACATTTTTTGGAGAAACCACAATGAACATCAAATCTCAATCAATGTGGTTCGTCATGGAAACCATGATGGACACAGCAAAAGCATGGACAAGGGACAAGATGGCGGGGCATGACACAAGCATGAACATTGACCCAAGTGCGCCAATGATTGTTCAAGTTGGTGACTATGGATATGAAGTCCAATCTTGCGGCGGCGATGGCGACATCGAAGGCTTTGTCATCATGTGCAAAGAAGAACCTGTGTGCAAGTGGGAAGGATTGAAGTGCATCAAGCTGGAGAAGAACACATGAAAATTACAGGATTTTGTCCTTGCTGTATGCGACCTTATCCAGACTGCAAATGTGCAAGTTGGAATAAATACAAGGAGAACACATGATTGACTCAAAGAAATTGCAGTATTACACGATGGCGCATCGTATGCGTGGGTATGCCGAAGGCATCATAGATAAAGACAGACACGCATCGTTGATTCACATGCTTGAAAAGTCTGCGTCTTTATTGGAAGAAGCGTGGGATGAGTACCAGCTTACTTTGCCACCAGACCAACGAGTGGGGAGTTGAAATGATTGACCGACTCATTCTCAGCGCGGTGCTGGGTACAGTGGGATTCAATGGTTTATTCCCTGACCCGCCACCACCGCCCACACCATTGACGCTAAAACAAAAAGCCAAGGAGCGTTCTATGAGCGCCATGTGCGACCGGAAGAAGCAAAGTCCACAAGCAAAAGAATTGTGCAAGCAATGGAAAGAAAAGCATGTCTGATTACACATGGTCGTTCTCATCGTTCAAGCAGTACGTCAACTGCCCAAAGCAGTATCACGAAGTCAAGGTGTTAAAAAACTTCTTTGTGAAGCCCACACCGCAGATGACCTACGGCAACGAGGTACACAAGGCACTTGAGAACTACACCAAGGATGGTACACCGCTTGCCAAGAACTACGAACGGTTCAAACCGCTGGTGGATACCTTGCTGGAGATTGAAGGTGAGAAACACCCAGAGCTGAAGATGGCTCTTGACCGTGATGGCAACGCCTGTGACTACAACAAGGGATACTGGGTGCGGGGCATTGTTGACTTGCTCATCATGAAAGACGACCTTGCACACATCCTTGACTACAAGACTGGCAGTAGCAAGTATCCTGATACAAAACAGTTAAAGCTGATGGCACTCATGACCTTCGCCAAGTTCCCCAAGATCATGCGTATCAAGGCAGGGTTGCTGTTTGTGATGCACGATGGGTTTACCACCGAGGAATACACCCGCGATCAGATTCCTACGCTGTGGGATGCGTTCAAGGCTGATCTTGCACGGATGGACGCTTCATACGAAAATGATGTCTGGAACCCAAACCCAACGCCCCTGTGCGGCTGGTGTCCTGTGACAACCTGTGACTTCTTCAAAGAAAGGCGCTGACCATGCCCTATGTAACCAAACCCCGACCCTACAAAAAAGAATATCAACAAGAGAAAGCCCGTGGAGAACATGACAACAGAATGGAAAGACAGCGCGCCAGACGCAAGCTTGACGCAAAAGGTGTTGACCGCAAAGGAAAGGATGTTGCTCACGTCAAGGCTTTATCTAAAGGTGGAAGCAATGCCGACGGAGTCCGACTTGAATCGCCCCACAAAAACCGATCGTTCCCGAGGAAGTCCAGTGGAGCAATGAAGTAATAGTCATCGCAGTAAGGCATGAGTGTGCGGTGGCGGGGGTTTTTGGTTTTACGATTTTGGCCCCCTCTTAACCATGTCAGTCAGGCGGTGTTTTCGAGTTCCCCTCTCCTTTCGCACGACGGGCTTGACCGACTGACCCCCGTAAGGGGTCAAAGTTTCATTCAGTAAAGGACAGTATGCAAATCATTGACAACACGGCGGTACACATGGTGATACCGTCAGACCAACTGCGTTACTTGGTCGGGCACATTGAGAAGTGCGAGGTACTAAGGGACGACGGCAAGTTTGCCGAAGTGATGGTGTATTGGGGCATCAAGGAGATGCAACGTGTGCTTCGGGTTTATGGAGAAGCTCCTTCACCGATGGCAAACGAATACGACTGGCCCGGGATGTATACGCCATTCGTCCACCAGAAAACTACTGCCTCATACCTTGCGTTGCGAGACCGATGCTTCTGTTTCAATGAAGCTGGCACAGGCAAAACATCCTCTGTGATTTGGGCGGCTGATTACTTGATGAAGCAAAAGCTGGTCAAGCGGGTGCTGGTCATTTGCCCGTTGTCAATCATGTACTCGGCATGGCAGGCTGACATCTTCAAAACAGCGATGCACCGCACCGTGGGCGTGGCGTACGGCGACACGAACAAACGCAAGAAAGTCATCAACGGAGAGTACGAATTCGTCATCATCAACTTCGATGGAGTGGGGACGGTCGCTGATGAGATAAGTAAAGTAGGGTTTGACCTAATTGTGATTGACGAAGCGAACGCATATAAAACGGTAACGACAAAACGCTGGAAGACCTTGGCAAAACTCATAACCCCTTCGACCCGCCTATGGATGATGACAGGCACACCCGCCTCGCAGTCGCCACTGGATGCGTTTGGGCTGGCGAAGCTGGTCAACCCTGCGGGTGTACCCAAGTACATGTCCTCGTGGAGAGACAAGGTCATGCACCAAGCGTCGCGGTTCAAGTGGATTCCCAAGGCGAGCGCACAACAAGATGTGTTCAAGGCACTGCAACCCGCCATTCGGTTTAAGAAGTCGGAATGTACCGACCTGCCCGAGGTGATGTATCAGACAAGAGAAGTCCCTCTGACACCGCAGGTCACAAAATACTACAACTGGTTGAAGAACCAACTGCTCATCGAAGCAGTAGGAGAAACAGTCAGTGCAGTTAATGCGGCAGCGAAGCTCAGCAAGTTGTTGCAGATATCAGGGGGCGCGGTCTACACGGACACCAAGGAGATCATCGAGTTCGATGTATCGCCAAGGCTCAACGCGCTGATGGAAGTTTTGGATGAGACCGACAACAAGGTCATCGTGTTCGTCCCATTCAGCCACACCATCCAATTGGTGGCTCGTCATTTAACAGCACAGGGGGTAGCAAATGAAATCATAGAAGGAAGCGTCAGTGCAAAACTGCGGTCGGACATCATCAACAGATTCCAAACCGCAACAGACCCGCGAGTGCTGGTCATTCAGCCACAAGCCGCATCCCACGGGGTAACGCTGACTGCCGCTGACACAGTGGTGTTTTGGTCGCCTGTCATGAGCGTCGAGACGTACATACAGTGTATTGCCCGCATAGACCGTGTGGGGCAGGTAAACAGTATGACCGTGGTGCATTTGCAAGGCTCCGATGTGGAGCGCAGGGTGTATCAGATGCTTCAAGGCAAGGTGGATTCACACGAAAAATTGGTCGATCTTTACAAACAGGAGTTGGGGATATGAGCGCAATCGAAGAAATTGAAGACACAAAATTAGATGAATTGGTCAAGGTATACTTGACAATTCGTTCAGCCCGTGAGAAGATGAAGGCTGAATGGGAAAGCCAAGACAGGGCGCTGGAGGATGAGATGAAAGTCCTTGAGCAGAACTTCATGGTGACCTGCAATGAGAGCAATGCCAAGAGCATCCGCACAAACAACGGCACAGTGATTCGCAAATTGAACGAACGCTACACCGTGGCTGACGGCGAAAGCTTCAGAAAGTTTGTGTTGGAGAACGAGGCGGTTGACCTGTTTGAAGCACGTATTCATCAGGGCAACTTCAAAGAATTCATTAAGGAACGTCAGGCCGATGGCTTGCCGCCCGGGGTGAATGTGATGAGGGAGTTCACGATTGTCGTGCGCAAACCCTCAAATTAATCAGTCAGTTCAGTAACAAGGAAATTCAAATGAGTACAGATCTCGCAACAATGTTCAGTGGTGCAATCGTTCCCGTCGAGGGCTTGGATGAAGACACACTTGCCGTAGCAGGCGGTGCGCGTTCTAACAAACGCATCTCAATCAAAGGCGGTGTATTCCGCAAGTACGCTGGTGGCAAGGAAATCGGTGCAATCGAAGACCGCCATATGAACATCATCTTCGTGAAGATGGCACACAAAGCATCTCGTATGTATTACGAGGGCGTCTACCAAGAAGGCCAAAAAATCAGCCCTAACTGCTGGTCAACCGACTCGGAGACTCCCGACGCTGATGTCAAAGAACCTTTGGCAAGCAAATGCGCAGACTGCGACAAGGCAGTTAAAGGCTCTGGTCAAGGCGGTACAGGCACTGCTTGTCGTCTGTCTTGGCGCACTGCTGTGGTGTTGCCCAACGACCCCGCAGGAGACGTGATGCAGTTGGTTCTGCCCGCTACATCCGCCTTTGGCAAGGAAGACAACGGTCGATTCCCATTCCGTCCATACATTCAGCACCTTGCATCACACAATGTGAGCGCTGGCCGGGTGATCACTAAGATGGCCTTCGATACAAAATCTCCTACGCCAAAGGTTCTGTTCAGCCCCGCCGGCAAGGTGGAGGATGCAGATTTGCCAATCATTGCACGTCAGGCAAAAAGTCCTGCCGCAGAAGCCGCCATCAAGATGAATGTTTACCAAGCAGACACTGCTGGTGAAACTGAAGTCGCACAACCCGAAGAAGCGCCTGATCCCATCAAGGTGGCTTCTACAAAACCCGCTGCTGATGAGAAAGACATCAAAGACGTGGTTAAAAAGTGGTCTAAGAAATAAGGAGTAAGGATGCCACGGACATACAGTAAACAGTTCATCGAGCAGTTAGAGAAGTCGAATCCAAACAGGGCAGGGATTGCCCTAGCTCATGCCTGTGTGCAAGGAAATCTGCCCGCAAAGTATGTAGCATATGCGTTGGAGGTAACTCGGATGACGGTTTTCAGTTGGTTCCGTGGCGCTCACGTCCGCCACAAAAATCTATTGAAGATTGAAGCGATTACCGATTTGATTGAAAGTGATATCGCAAAGGGTATCCTTCCAGCAAAGAACAACGCAGAGGCAAAAGCCTATCTTGAAGACATGGTCGGGAGGTCATTCGACAAGAAATAAACGGAGGCAACTCCGACATCATCAACCAGAGCGAGCATAGCCTCGCTCTTTTCAACTCTGGCAAGACATGTTAAAACAATTCTACGAGAAAGCATTGCCAAGTCAGGGTGTCTATTGTGTCAGTGGTTTGCATCAGAGGAGAATGGCAAATCGGTTCGCAGAGACACTCGACGGCGTATTTGAAGAAATTGAGAAATTCAAAAAGAAGGATGCAGATGTATTTGTAGCACTGGGGACATTTGAAGGGTACAGCCGCAAGGCAGAAGATTGTTTATTCGTCAGATCATTCTTCATTGATCTGGACGTAGGTGAAGGCAAAGAGTACGCAGATAAAGCAGATGCCCACACAGCGCTGTTCAAACTGCAAGGGGCGGCAGGGTTACCAGACCCAGTGGTGATTGATTCGGGCGGCGGCATACATGCTTATTGGATCATGGACACAGACATCCCCAAGGATGAATGGAAGCCAGCCGCAGAAGTATTTAAGGCGCTGTGCCTCCAGCACATTGCCATCGACCCCGTAGTCACAGCAGATGCCGCACGAATCATGCGGTGTCCTGAGACATTCAATTACAAGACGGGTATCCCACGCCCAACATCAGTCATCACCGATGAGATTCACGTATACAGCTGGGCAGAATTCAAAGCGTTTTTGTTGGGCGAAGAAGGTGAGGTTGTAGCAGTAACCGAGCCTAAATCACCCGAACTGGACGATATTCTTGCTAGCGTGCCTAAAGGCTTGGATGAAGATACCAAGGCCATGCTCAAGCTGGACAACTTCCCGCGCACGTTTGCAACTCTCGCTCAGAAAAGTGTTGACGACGAAGGCGGGTGCGCACAGATCAAATTCATGTGTGAAAACGCAGCGACTTTAGAAGAGCCGATGTGGTTTGCAGGCCTTTCAATAGCAAAATTTTGTGACGACGGCGCTACTGCCATCCATGAATTATCTGAAGATCACCCCGAATACAACCATGCAAAAACCGAAGAAAAAGCAAGTCGCTTTCCTGCTCCACGCACCTGCGCTTGGTTCATCGACAACTACCCCGAGCGATGCGATGGATGTCAACACCGAGGCAAGATTGTCAGCCCCATTTCCCTTGCCCGAGAGTTCACACCCGCCAAAGCAAATACGGAGAAACCAATATGGGAAGTACCGAATACCGAAAAGGTTCCTGATTTCCCAGACTTTTTGATGCCCTACGTGCGGGGACAGTACGGCGGTATCTACTTTGTCCCAGCACCAAAGGTTGACAAGAAAGGCGTCAAACACCAAGACGACCCCATTCTCATCCTTGCAAACAACCTCTACCCCATACAGCGCATGGTCAGCCCACACGATGGTGAATGCTTGCAGATGCGACTTGAACTGCCCAAGGATGGCTATCGTGAATTCCTTCTTCCAATGAAGCACGTCTATGCCAAGGAAGCTTTTAAAACCATCATGTCCAGCAATGGCGTGTTCTTTAACTCAGTGCATGACCAACATCTTATGAATTACATCGTCAAATGGGGGCAGTATTTACAGACCACAGAAGCCGCACTTCAGATGCGTATGCAGATGGGCTGGACGCAAGACCGTAGCACACCAGAATGGGACAAAAAAGGCTTTGTGATTGGCAAACAAGAGTACACCCAATCAGGAGAAATTATCAAAGCTCCGTCCTCTACCTTTGTCAAGGGGTTGTCCAGACACCTTACCAAGCACGGCACGATCGAGCGTTGGCGTGAGTCAATAGATTTTTTGAACAACCCAGAGTTTGAAACCCATGCGTTCACTTCCATGTCTGGGTTTGGCTCTCCGCTGATGGCATATACAAATACTGCTGGTGTGGTCATGAGTTTGACGGGCAAGTCTGGCAACGGCAAGACAGGTGCAATGTACGGAGGCTTGAGCGTGTTTGGTCACCCCAAGGACTTGAGCGTTGTGGAGTCAACCGACAATGGTTTGATCGGGCGCTACCTTGGTCTGCACAGCATCATGTTTGGATTGGATGAGGTAGGCGACAAAAAAGCCGATGAGCTTGGCAAGTTCATTCATGGTGTGTCCCACGGCAAGGCCAAGATCAGAATGCAGGGGTCGGTCAATGCTGAACGAGAGTACGAGATGTCAGCGTCATTGATCGCGGTACTCACTTCAAACCACGGCCTGTACAACATCTTGGAAGCAAAGAAGCTGAGTCCTGACGGCGAGGCTGCTCGTTTGATTGAGTTTGCTGTTAAGAAACCCGCGCTGCTTGAGCGTGACGGCACGATTGGGCCAAGAGTATTTGATGCGTTCCGGTTCAACTACGGACATGCTGGGCCGCTTTTTATCCAGCACATCATGAGGGAAGGTGACCAGTATGTGTTTGACCATCTTGCACACTGGAACGAACGGTTCTTGAAAGACTTCGGCAACTACGCTGAATACCGCTTTTACCAAAACCTTGCGGTGGCAAACTTTGCGGGGGCGTCAATCGCCAATGAGCTTAAATTGACAGGGTATGAGATACCTCGCATCTACGACAGCATCGTGGCTCAAATGATCGACATCAGAGAGAAGGTGGTCAGGGTCAACTTTACGGACTACCAAGCGTTGCTTGGCGACTTCATCAACAAGAACATGGCAAACATACTTGTGCTCAAGGACGGCAAGACGACCATGGAGCCCCGGGGCCAGATCGTTGCGCGGATTGTCAGTGATGAGAATCTTTTGCAAGTATCCAAGTCTGAGTTCAAGAAATTCTTGTCAGAGCGTCAGATCGGGGCGCGGGAGTTTGAGGCGGACATGCGTGAACGCAAGGTGCTGTTTGATGACAAGAAGGGACGACTGACTACAGGTTGGAAGAGCGCCATCAGCACCGACCCTGCGTACTTGTATTGGTTCAGAACCCAACTGCCAAGCGACTTGATTGATGATTCAGATTCCTGAACCGGAGTGGATATTTCCGTTTGACGGCATGGAGGTGGGGGATAGCTTTTTTATCCCTACCCTCCGCTTCGCTGAGATGATCTACGCCATCGACTGCGGGTCGAAACGTGCTGGCATCAAAGTGAAATCCTACATCGCCACCAAGGACAACCACATCGGGGTGCGCACATGGCGCATCCGTTAAGGCTCGACGCCATACACCTTGAGTCGCTCAATAATCTCATGCTTGAGCATGTTCTGTTGCAGGATGTTTAACCGCAGCAGTTCTTGCTTGTCGATGGGTGGTATCTCCATCGCGCGTATTTCATTCGCCCGCTTGCGAATCTTGTCAAGCCGTGCGACTTGCTGGTTGTAAATGCTGATTGCATTCTCAACGCCGGGGTGTTCGGCTCTAAACTCAATTGCTGTTGCCCTGTTGGTCTTGTTCAACGTCTTGAGACGGGTGTCCAAGTCTTTGATCTTCTCTTGTATAGAGCTGAACTCTCTTGCATCGACGTTTGACTTTGACCCAAAGAAAGATCCAAGAAGCGCCAGATCAGTCTTTGGATTAAAAGCTTTCTCACCCTTGGACAGATCAACCCAGTTGTAAGACATCTCACCGATGCGGGCAATGCCGTCGATGTAGCTATTTGTCAGGAAGTACGCAGTGTTGGGGGATACATCCCATGCACCTTGGGTCTTGTTGTACAGCCATGCGGTGAAGTCTTTGTAGACCTCTGGGATTCTGTCTCCGCCTGTGAACGCATCACCAAACCTACGCATTGTGGCGCTGTTGATTGCCTGCCCAATACCGTTCATGTTCATGATGTATTCGGAGATGGGGCGCAAAACTGAAGGCACGACCGAGTCAAATGCCCACTTCAACGGCTGCTCAGAGACTGGAATTTTTGATATCGGTATAGGTAGGAACGAGTCTGTCAGGATGGAGCCAGCGATGTTACCCAAGCCATCTTTGATAGAAGTCTGCCCGTGATACATGCCGCCAATCTGTGCGCCAATCGCTGGGAACGCGCCCAAACCAAATCCCCAAGGAATCTGAATGATGATGTCCCTGCCCAACCCCAAGCTGTCCGGCATATGAAACCGCGCATTGCGAGTCCACTGTTGCATGTTGTCAGTACGCACGCTGTTGCGCTTCCACTCATCGTCAGGAGCCATCATCATTGCCATCCAGTAGGTGGCATACCCAGCGCCCATCAACGTGGCAATCATGATCTGAGAGTTGGTTCTCAGCTGTTTGAAGTTCTTTATGTATTCTTCTGCGGCGGCTGGGTCGTTCTGCACAGCGGCTGGCATGTGGCGTTTTGCAACGTCCAACGTGGTGAAGGCAGGTGCGGCGGTCTCAATTGCTCGTGTGGCACTGATGGCTGACGGACGGATGAACATGTACAACGCGCCAAGCTCACGTCCGTATGTACCGACCTTCTCAAAGTTGGTCAGGTTCTTTGTTTCAGCGGCAGCTTGTGTGCAAGCAGCTTGATACGCACTTTTCTCGTCCATGTTCTTTTCGAGATTCTTTTTGTAGTAATACTCTCTGAACATGCCATACGCAGCCGTGCGGCTGGTCAATTCAAACATGCTGCTCCAAGTGTCCAGCAGGTTGTCGATGCTTTCCTTGGTGTCAGCAATCCAACTGTTCTTCTCCAGCTTCTTCAACTTTTCTGTGTTGTTCTTTATGGAAAAGCTCTCGATGTATGCGGTCTTGCCACCGTACTTGATCAGCTCCAACATGTCACGAACAAACGGATCTTTCTTGGCGCTGTTAGCCATGCGCTGTTGGCTTTGCTCATCGCCCTTCTCATTGAGAAGTGCAATCTCCCATGCCTTGCCAAGACCGTTTTGAAGCACACGAGTAGCCACCAAGCCCACATATTTAGGCGCAGCCAACGGCCCCATCATGCCACCACCCATGTTCCAAGCGTTGGTGAACATGTCAGTCACGAAGTTCTTTGGCGCAAAGTTGATGTTGTATCGTGTGTGCTGCGCACCCACCCAGCCTGTGATGGCGTTTGCCAGATCAACAAGTGGCTTTTCATGTTTAAACGCGTAGCGTATCGCCTCCAATATATGTTCTTCGCCGACCTGCAAAACGTCGATTGAACCATCGTCGTTGTAGTGGAATATGTTTGCCCCACCTTTGAACTGAGACATGTCGGTTTTTTCACGCTCAGCGAACGGGATATGCGCACGCACATCGCCCAAAATCACGCCCGTGCCATTAGGGTTCTTTTCACTCTTTGGCAGGGCATTCTTGATAGATTGTGTCAAGTTACGACGCCCAGCGCGGTCTGCACTGCGGTACGCATCTGACATGACTTGAAGTAACGGGTTCGTAGATACAGCAAAACGTCCGTGTGTTTTGTTCTCGACCTCTTGCAGCGACACGCCGTGGCTGATTGCCTCTGGGTCTACAAAATAATCTTTCTCTGTTGGCCTGCTTGCGTTGTCTTTATTGTTCTTGAATGGCAGGTAATACTGGTAGTCAAACATGCCGGTGATGTTTGAGACAGGGAATGACCAGTAATGACCGATCTGATTCAGTTCTTTTGTGGCATCCGTTAAATTCTTCAATGACGCAAATATTTTGTTTACCGCTTCTTGCTGTTTCTCGGGCATTGCGGCAAATTGTTCTTGGCGAAGCTTGACCTCGTCCATGTTGATACCTAGCGCAGTGTAGGTATCGCTGTTCATGTCAGTCAGTAATTTAGCTTGCTCAGCATTTTTGGGCTTACCAATTTTTGGATTTGGCGAATAGCCATAGGCGTCGTTGTGGTTCTCGGCAAGGTTTGTCAGTTCTGCCCACAGTTTTTTCTTCTGTGCATCAGTCAGTTCTACTTGGTCGATCAACCCGGGCGTGCCTGTCGCACGGTCACCCAGAATTTGAGTACGACGTTCAGCAGCACTGATCATCTTGCCGCCGACATTAAAAGTTTTATCGGTTTTCAAGGGAACCATCTGCACAAACAACGCTTTGCGGCGCTCTGGCTCATGGAACATTTCAGCCAACATGTGGATGGTTGCGCTGGCCTCTTTGAATGACTCACCAGTCAATTTCATCCAGTCCGCAAAAGCAGCTTTGAAGTCAGTGAGCGGCTGGTCTAAGTAGTGCGTCAGGAATTGCAGTTTTTCACCAGTCGACAGCGCCAGTTGTTCAGCGACGTTGTTAAACGAATCGTCCAAGTCCCTGATAATTTTTCCGCCAAGATCATTCCTACGCTCACGAGAAACAATCTCATAGGTTGTGTCTACAAATGCAGTGGCTTTATTTCTCCACCCTTGTACGGTGAATAGATCTTTGACTGCTTTGGCTAACTTGGACGGTGGGTATTCAGCGTCGCTGAGTTCATATGCCTTGCGAAGCTCAGGGTCAGCCAAGCCACCCTCACGGGTCTTCTTACCTTCTGGTATTTTCTTGGGTTCTTTTTTCTTCGCCGACAGGTCAGATAAATAAATCGGCTCAGTAGGCACAGACAAGATGTCTTCAAATGCCGCGCTTAACTCCATCATAAAGTTGTTGGATATCATCTGGCCCGGCTTGTACCCAACGATGCCTGCAATGGCCTTTTTGAACTCTGTCCACATCGACTTCTTGCCGGGCATACGGTCAAGGATCTTGTCTTTACGCAAACCAAAAGCTACGTCTTGGGCGTACTCAACGCCCTCACCATGCAAATCTACTTGGAAAATTTTGTCAGTCATGGCATAAGCCAAAAACTCATACGGATTTTCGTACGCGTTTGGATGCCTACTTTCCAAAGTACCTTTTGTGCTTTTCATGATTGCCAAAATTTGCTCAACCGCTTTGATCTGATATTCAGTCAATAGTTTCTTTTGGCCTGTCAAAAAAAGATTCATTACTCGCACGGTGCCAGCGTGTACTACCTCGTGCAAGATTGTTGTATATGTCATGCCTTCAGGCGTTACATAAATAGTATCTTTGTCTGCTTTATATATAGCCAGATCATTGTTGGGTAAGCTATCTACGTACTCAATCTTTGTTTTTAGCCCAAGGTTCGCTACCAACTTAGCAACTTGTCGATAAATTTTTTGATGTGATACATTCGCATCTTTTAGTTTTTCAGCAATACCTTCCAACAAACCATTGAGGTTATTGTCTTTAATTAACTGTATGAGATTATTAGATAACCGTTCTGACGCTGTCGGCATTGTGCCGGATGTCCTGCTTTGTTTGTCCCGCAGTTTTTGGTAATACTCTTGCAGTTTTATAGATTTCTGACGAACTTCGTCTTGTATTTTTTGGATATTTTTATTCTGGGCTTCTTTAGCCTCAGAAGACATACCTTTATTTTCGTTGTTAATCTGCTGTGCAACCTCAGCAAAACCAACATCTTGTTGTAAACCAGAATTGTTTGCTACTGTCCGCAGATATGCAGCTTTTGCGGCGCTGGATAAATCTCTCCAAGCAGGGAATTTGAACCCGTACACTTTTCCTGTAGCGTCGCGGTTGTCCTCGTAGCCTTTGATAAGACGTTGTTCTCGGCGGTCGAGAGTACCCTCACCTTCGCGGCTTTCAATACCTTGTTGACGCCGGAAGTCCAAAAGCGCTTTGGCAGCAGCATTGTGTTCTTCGACGGTGTTGTTGCGAATGTTGTCGAGGTAAACTTCTTTTTCAGCAGGTGTGATTTCTTTATCCCAGTTAGGGAGTTTATTTTTAGTTCCGCCGTACGTCTGTAATTCTTTCTCAGCCGTAGCAATTTCAGCAGCCAAATCTTCTGCGCGTCGCGTTACTTCATTTGCCTGCTCACCTAGCTTGGCAATAGCTTTTTCATCACCTTTTAATTTGGCGGCTTCGAGTTGGTCATCAATACGCTCAGACGCAAGTTCAGCTTCTTTACTATCTTTGTACAGTTGCTTCAGTTTTTCAGACAAACCAGTACGGGCTTGATTGTGTTCATCAGCTGCTCTGTTTATTTCTTCTCGTGTAGCGTTGTATTCTTCAACAACAGCGTCACTAACTTTTATATTGGGTAACGACTCACCACGGGATTCTTCGAGCAGGCGCAGACGTTCTTGTTCAGCTTGTTTTTCATATTTATCCGCTAACCGCATAGCATCTTCGACACTTGCGCCTCTTGGAGCTGCGGGTGTTGTATCTTGTGCGGTTGCAACAGCGCCCCTACCTTGGTCAATTAACTTTTGTACGCCAACGCGTTTGGCAGGTAAGCCGTCTGACGAAGGTTTAAATAGTTCTACCCCGTGCTTTTCTTCAAGTCGGTTGAGGAAGTTAAGTTTGTTGGTGATGAGTTTGTTAGCCGCTCCGTCCTCGATCAGGTTTAAAACCTCATCACGGCGTCTGCTGATTTCATCTTGTGTCTCTTGGCTCAGTGAACCGAGTTCGACGCGTGCGCCACCCACAGTTCCGCCGCCACTTGGAGGGACAGTTGTTCCAGCTCCTCCCAAATCTCCGGTGGTATCGACTGGAGCTGCGGGGGCATTGGCTGTAGTATCGGCTGTTGCATCCACGCTAGGGCCTGCTCCACCTGCTGTAGTGTCAGTTTCACTTGGCGCTCCTTTTTTACGGCGCTTCTTTGTTTCTGTAGGTGCAGGAGGTACGGGCGGTACTTCTTCCTGTTTGACCCGTGTATCTGCATCTATCAACGCAAGCTGTTCTGCATCCGCTTGCGGCGCTTTTGTTTTTCTTTCTTCGTCGTATGTTGTGAACAGATTCTTTAAATCTTGCCCGCCAACAGCTTTATCAGCAATCTCTTGCTTGGCTTTGTAAGCCTCACGCCCGCCACCCACTGCACCCATGCCAAGACCAGCCAGACCTTCCAATGTGGCTTGGCTGACAACGCCCTGCATGGTGGGCACATCAAACCCTTGGCGTTGCAGCGCAATGTTCTGCGCCATTTGTTCTTGTCCGCCTTGTGGAAACTCAGTCGCAAATTCCTTCGCTGCTGTGATTGCACCTTGTTTGACAACACCTCGTTCAGCAGCTTTCTTGGTTTCTTCTTCCGTCGCTGCTTTAACCGCAGCTTTGGCAGCTTCTCTACCCGTCGCCTGCGTGGCAACCGTTGCGGCGGCCTCTTCTGCGGAGACTCGCCCAACAATATCTTTAGCCAACTGCCGTGCAAGTACAGGCTCCACGCCTGTTCTGGCTCCAACCGCGCCAATTCCTGCACCAATCAAAATTTGGTCTAAGTTTTTGCCGCCGTATTCTTGTGCTTTGACTGCCACAGCTTCAATCTGCTCAGGCGTCATCTTGGTTTTTTCAGTCAAGACTTGTTTGGTGGCGTCGTAGATTGCACTTTTAACAGTACCCGCACCCATGACTGCGCCTGTACCTAACCCAACCCCCGTAGCTACTATCGGAGCGCCGCCAGTCAATGTGGTCAGCAGGCCAGCAGCAATTGCAGGTGCAGACGTACCCAAGGCATTTGCCATCACATCAACAGGTGCAACAGACATGGCTTTAACACCAGCCACAATCTGGTCGAGGACACCTTTGTCCTCGGCTTCCTTCATGATGCGCGCAATCTCGCGGCTATCCTTTTTGGACTGCGCACTGTACAAGGCCGCTATGTCGTCCTCAACTCCGCGAAGAGTTTTAGACACTGACGAGTCTGCGCCAAAAGCATCCGCTACCATGCGCACGCCTGTGACAAGACCTGCTCCTACTTTGAGAGGCACGTCAGCGACTTGGCGCAACATGCTCTGATCTTCTGGTCTTGGTTCAGGTGTCTTTACAGGCGCTGCTGGCGCTGCTGGCGCTACCACTGGTTTGACATTTAAGGGCATCCACTGATTTTTTATCAGCCCAAACTTTTCCCCTGTGTCGGGGTTACTAGCAGTCTTGGAAAAAGGAACCCACTCGTTGTCAACCAACGCAAAGCGTTCCCCTGTATCAGGATTGGTAGCAGTTTGAAGTGCCATGTTTAATCCAATTTAGCGCCGGGTGGTAAAGGAGGCATACCCTTGTGAGCATTATCACCTTTTACTCTTGGTTTGTTTCCGGGCGCGGGCTGTGCCGCAGGTGGAGTCATGCCAATCGCTTGTTTTACGTAATCTAGTGTGGTATTAGCCGTTTCTCTCATTTTTTGATGGCCACTACGTATATTTTCAAGTTCAGCTTTAGCGGCTGCAACTCTTGATTTCACTACATCGCTATCTCCAGTCAAACTTGCATCTGCCACCAGAGCTTGATATTTAGGGTCAGCTAATTGATTGGCAATCTTTGCCTCCACGTTGGCTTGCAGTTGAGTGGCAGCGTTCAATTTAGCTAGTTGATTGGCGTCATTCTGTGCTTGACGTGACCCAGCCATAGCAGCTGCACGGATTTTTTCCGCTTCCAACGTAGTTTTATTGGCGGAATCTTGCAGGTCTTTGCGCATGTTTTCAATACGAATGTCTCTTGCTTCCTCACGTTGGCCTCGACGAATATCGGCTGCTTCTGCGCGCTTGTCTGCACGTTCGCCTTGGGCTTCTTTTTCTTGAAGTTCAAGAAGTTTCAAAGTAGTTTGTTGGGTTCTTTCTGCCCATTTATTTTTAACCGCAGTGGCAGCCTCGTAATCGCCTTTTTGTTCAAGACGTGTTGCCTCGTCAAGTCCAGCAATAGACTTGTCAATCTCCATGCGGATTTTCTTGACTTCCTTCTCATCAGAGATAAGCGTAGGAATTGTTTCTTTGACTGAAGCCAAACCAGCTGCCAATGTTGGGCCGGGCGTTGAACCCCAACGTCCAAAGAATTCAGCCAGACGCAGGTATCGTGTACGCTTGGCTTCATCTTCTGCGTTGGCGCGTTCCGCCATCAGTTTTGCACGGTAGTCTTGATTTGGCGGTTCAATACCAGCAGCTTTTTTGGCAGCTTGTATTTCAGCTATGCGATCTTCTATAGGCACTGCCGCTTCTTTTGCAACATCAGCTTGATATGCCTTCATCGCAGGAGTGAGGTCTTTTGCGCTTTGAATTGCATCAGCTACAGTCTGTGGCGCAGGGGGCGGTGTCTGTGCTTGCGCAATACCCTGTTCACGGATAGGCGGCGCAGGGGGAGCAGGCTCTGTTGGGTTATCAGATACCACACCGCTTGGACGAGGTGCTGCCATCAGGATGCCTTGCGCACGACGAGACTCCTCATCATCCGCAGGGGCAATGACAGCATTTTTGCTTCCCTTGGCAAACGCCACAATACCGCCACCAGCCATGCCGGGGCCTTTCTCCATTTGACGCTCACGCAAGATGCGCTGAGCCATGCGTCTGATAGAAGGACTTGTTGACTCTCTCAACTGACGTTGCAGGGCTGCATCGTCCATATTCTCAAGGTCGCTTGCAACCTCGCCGCCCACGTCGTAAGACATGATGCCTGATTTTTTAAACTCTTTTGGTAGGCCGCCGCTTGCGCCTTTTGGAGGGTTAAATGCGTTGTACAACGACGCACCCGCGCCCGCCGCGCCGATAGCTTGAGTAAGCGCGTTTGGTGCAGCCGCATACTGCTGTGTAGTCTGAGCCTGCATTGGCAAGCCACGCAACATATTGGACATCGTGCCCAGCTGCATGAGTGGGTACTGCTGCGCATTGGCATAGTCTTGCATGGCTTGATTGATTTTTTGCTGCTCCAACGCTTGCTGCTGTGCGCCAATAGTATTTTGCAAGTTGTAGATGCCTTGCTGCGACGCAAGCTGTTGCGCGCCTAGCCCTGCCAGTTGGCCCGCGCCTTGCATTGCTTGGCCGTAACCAGCCTGCTGCGCCCCAATACCTGCGCCGACACCAGCCATGCCAGCTTGAAGCCCTTGCAGTCCTAGCCCTGCGCCATACTGTTGCGCCTGTTGCGCTTGTTGGAACGCTGACTGAAGCCCGGTGGCTTGGATGTCGCCTTTTTGAAGTGCCAGATTACGTGCAGCCTCCGCATCGGTGATTGCTTGTCGTGACCCACCAAACGCCCCAGCCCGTACAGCTTGTGCGTTACGTTGAGTGCCTGCAATATCTGCTTGCCGCTGAGCTTCACGCTGCTGAACATCCACGACGTTTTGCATGTAGGGAGACATATACGCCTGCATGGCAGCTGGGTTTGTTGCTTGTTGCGCATAGCGATTGCCTGCACCGGCAGCTTCGTACCCTAAACCTGCTAGGCCAACACCTTGCCCAGCTGTACCCAGCTGCCCCATGATTCCTTGACCAGTAAGCCCGATTGCTTGACCGTACTGTTCTGGTGTTTGCATGTTTGCAATGCCTGTTTGGGCTTGCTGCTGTAATGGCTGAAACCCTGCAACGGCTTTACCGGGGTCGTAGGACAGTTGATTACCTTGCTCGTCGTATGTACCCCCGTACGCTCGATATGGTTGGAAGCCAGTTATATTGAAGCCGCCATCTTCAGTGGGAGTGCCTTGGAACAACTGCTTTTGCGTAGCGCCAAGCATGGTCTCGACATACGGTTTTGCATACTCAGGGATGTTTGTTTGATATGACGTGGTTTGCGTAGGTTGCCCACCGCCACCGCCACCGCCTAAATACATAACAAAATCTTGACCTGTCAACCAATCAAACAAACTTTTGACGATGCTCATAATTTAATCCTCATCACTTGGTGGGTGTTTTCCATACCCATCTTTTCGTACATCTGTACCAACGTGCCTCTTGCCCAGCACTGAGCTTTTGTTGCACCAAAGCTGCGCATCCATTCTTTTGCAGCTTCGAATACATGGTCTCTGACAATCCCTTTACCACCCATCAAATTGACATGCGCCACGCGCTCGCGGGGGTAGTCCATGAACTCAACAGTAACGGCTCCCGTTATGCCTGCATCAGGTTCTTCCCAAACCAAAAGAAATACCCGCCCTGTGCGCACTGAGTATTCAACTTGCTCAATCGTAATCATCTCTGGTTCAAGATCAATCGCCTTCTGGAGTAAAGGCGCAGCGATAGGCCACACACGCGGCAATTCACTGGGATGAACTTGATAGAGTGGCATTACTTGGGCATGTATTTGTTAGGGTTGATCTGTTTGCCTTGCTTTGGGTTCCCTGTACGTGCCTTACGTACGTTGGTCATCATCTGATGAAGTTTCTTTGCGCCCGCATCGGTTGAGCCGTTTCCAAGATGTGACACCACATCAGCAGGGACAACAAACTCACCGTCAGCCAGTCGAGCAGGTTGCTTGCCAGCAATCGTAGCGGGGATGTTATCCGACATGCCGTCGCCCGGGCCTTTGAGCAAGCGAGGATTACCACCCGCTGCATAGCCGCCCAAACTCATGATGCCGCCGCCTGCCGCTTCAGTTACAGGCCCACTGTCTTGGGCTTTCATGCCGGGTGGCGCAAGATTGATCTGCCCCATGGGAGTAGGACGCTTCATACCGGGCAGCTGCATGTTTGCGCGCTTGTTGACTTTAGCCATGCGGATCTGTGCCGCAGTCAGTGGGTCAAGATAGCGAGTGTCTGGGTCAAGGTCGTAGTAGATGCCCACATCACTTTTATTAGACGGCGTTTCAGGTTTCCGAGTCATACGCTCGTAATAGTCCATCGCCAACTCATCAGTAGTCTTACCACCCCTAGCAAAACTCATTTCCCCCGTCATAGGGTTTACACCTGTATCAGAAGCGCCAGAAACCACGTTTCTAGATATGGGCTGTTGGTATGGCGTTGCGTACGCGCCTTTGCTGATGTCAGCCATGGGGTAACCTGTGTTTGCGCCCACGGCGTTTGCGTTTGACATGGCTTCAACTGGGCCACCGCCTACATATGCTTGCATGATACCGCCCTCAGCGTAGACTTTGGGGGTGTACTGATAATCTTCGGGGCGAGCAATTCTGCCTTTGAAGTCAGGCGACATTTTGTACTTGGTCAGAATGCCGTTGTATTCTTCTTTTTGTGGCGTACTTTGATTACTACCAAGCAACTTCATCGCCGAGTAACCCAAGGAAGCCGCCGAAAGCGGGTTCTGTTTGGCAAAGTCCAGAGCCTTTTGGAAACCAGCTTGTAACCCAGACGGCTGCTCAAGCGGCATAAAACGGTTGTCGTATCCTTCTAATCCGTACGCTCCCTCAGTATTACCAAACAGAGCTTGGCGTTCTGCGGATGATCCTAACGGATGTGTAACAGGGCTGCCCGCAAAAGCATCTATGCCTCGGTTAGCTGAACCATATAAAGTAGGTTGGGGCGCGCTTTGGGGGACGAAAGGTTCTACTTGAGCAGGGGCGGCAGCTGGAGAAGCAGAGGCCACATGAGTTGTTGGGACATTTCCAAGTCCTTGCCCAGACAGCTGATTTGAAACAATATCGCTCATTCCTGAGTTGGCAGCCTGCACAGCGTCTAACTGTTGTTGTGCAATCAAGGCTTCATTGATACCTGCTGTACCAGCTCCACCACCTCCAGAAATAATTCCTTGCGTAACAGCTTCGCCTAAGGATGGAGCCGCAGCACTGATACCTTCCAGTCCTGCCATACCAAGGCCTTCTAAGCCTAGCGCCCCTGCACCCAAAGCCCCCGTACCTAGGGCATCAAACGCCGCAGCGGTTCCAAATTCTGCACCCATCGCCGCTTCAGGGATAAACGAAGTTGCGAACATTTCCGGCGCGGCTACGGCAAACGATTCTGCTATTGCCGCTTCTGCTGCTGTTGCTGCTGCTGCTTCAGGCATATTACACCTCACATTTCATTAAAACAAAGCCTTGTCTGCGGTCAAATTCTTTAAACCCAAACATGGCGATAAGCTTCTGTGCTTTTACATCATTTTCAAAGGGTGTAGCATACACTTCCGTGTACCTTTTGTCCTTAAAATCTGAAAGCATCTTCTGGAAAATTTTTTGGTATCGCTTGAACTTGGATGGCGTCCACGCTCCGGGGTTAAAGTTCAAATGCAACGAGATCTTTTTACCCTCAAATAGGTAATCACACAGGACTTCTATGTCCGTGTCTTCATATATCTTTTCTCTTACCTGCGCCGTCATGTCAGTGACGCCGAAACAAATGTCACGGTCAGGGTTGCTGCCGGAACAGCAGGCACGGGCGCTGCTGCGGCAAAGGTTGATATTTGCACAGCCGTGTTGTCAACGCTGTACATCAATTCAAAATATTGGTCTGTAGACATGTCCAACACAAAATTACCAGAAACAACGGTCTCGGTGGCGGAACTTTGGACAGTTACTTTTCTGGCCGAGTTAGGCACATTCACCCCATCCACCCTCGCCCATATATACGCATTTGCCGCTGCTCCTGACGTCAGGTCAAGCTGCAAAGAAAAAGCAAAGTTATAAACGCCTGCTATATTGGTAATCACTCTTGAAGTGGGGGATCCAATAGTTACTTCGGTACTTAAAACAGTGTTATTAAAAGTCACGCCATACGCAGTATTTATGGCAGCGGGTATTTGCGCTGTAGTGGCATTAAAAACACCGAATGGAAACTGTATAAATGACCCCCCAGTACGGGACGTAAAAAGCTCCAAAAAATTTTGCGACTGGTTGAAGTACAGTCGTAAGGCGTTTGAATATTGTTCTTGGTACTGGGCGTTGTATTCAACCGGCGCGGCAAGAAGCCTCGGCTGTTGCGGGGGTACAAGTCGTAACGTCTTTGGTGCTGTTGCCATTAACGTCTACCATCTGGACGAACATCAATCCTAGGCGCGCCAAGCTGCCAAGATACGCCAAGGCTGTCAGAAATTATTTTGAACGCCATCTGACGACCACGCACGCGAACAAACACCTGCTCCGTAAACTGTTGAACAATGTAATACCGTGTATTCAAGTAGTTTTGAGCACTTGTTACCGCAGGAGCATTTGCTGTTCCGTAGTTTGTACCGGGGAACTGCCTTGGTCTAACTTCAAAATTTACAGACGGCGCGTTGACGGTTGAACTGTCAAACGTGACATCAGGGATGATGCGAGTGACTAGCCCAAAGTTATGCCCGTCACCAATGTCAAAATCAGAAGACTGAACATAAGCAACAATAGGGGTAGCTGGGTTAGTTGTTCCATCATCATTACCATTTTCTTGATAAATTAACTTTCCGTTATACCCAGCAGACATTGGTGTTGGACGCAATGGGCTATCCAACCAATATGTGCGTGGCATTGTTCCGTAATACCAAGTACGTTCAAGGTGATTAAAAATGACATACTTGTCTACTGTGTTTGAGTTAGCAGAACAGTAAAACCACCAAACCTCGTTGTACCCCTCATTCGTGCTAGCAAAAAACTGAAACGCTTGACTCAGGTTGATGTCGTCATATACATACTGACGTAAAGAACATGGCAAAGTTTCCACCCGTCCAGAGTACATATAGAATTTATCCGCGCCCATCCAATAAGTCACGTTGTTTACTGTTGCAACTGCATTAGGACTAGCAAGAGAAATGTTGTCGCCCATTAATTGGAAACCCCAAACATAAGGCGGCCCAACATACTGCATAGAATAAATAGCTGAGTCAGTAAAAACAAGAATTTCTTGTCGTGTCTGAATGGCACTAATAATCTGCGACCCGTGGCTTAGTTGATAACTACCAGCTTGATTTGTTGCTAGTGATTGCCATGTTGCTACATCTTCTTGATCCGACCACGCAATCAGCATAGGGTTTTGCACTAAGTTTTGTGGTGCTGGTAAATTTGGATCATTTGCACCAAACGCAATTACAAATCGCGAAGAATCTGACACCATCACATAGTTGGCAACAGATGGGCAGTAGTTATCTACAACCAAGGAGCCTGCCTTGGTATTGACTGTTACGCCGGGGCCGAGCCGTTGACCTCTTGCAAAAACATTAGGCGAAGCCGAGTTCGCCCAATAATAAAGCCCTCCGCCACGCGGATTAAAAACTAAATCTTCGCCGTAGTTTGCTTGACTCCACAAGCGTAACTGCACACCAATTCCGCCCGCTCCGGGATTGTTAAATGCGGTAAAAGTGGTTGACTGAACAACAGCCGCCCCATTAGGATGGGTAGCCGCAGCGCCTGAACCAGCGCCACTAAAACCACGAGTGCATCCAGTAAATGTGGTGGGTGTTTTGGATGGGTAGTAAATTGTTTCTGAGCCAATCAATAAATACCCGGACGACGTAAAAGCAGAAGTATCGTTGACAGTTACGGTTGTGTTGGCAGCCGATAAAGTGCCGCCCGTTATGGCTGTTGTTGCTGTACCTGTAACAATACCGCCCCAAGTACCTGTACCCCATCCTGAGAAAGTTGAAAGGGTTTCATTACCTGTTGTAATTTGATATGCCCCAATCACAGAAGGGCCACCGTTACCAATGTCACTTGCGTTTGCTGCTACAGAAGTTGTTATGGTGTATCTGTTTGAGCTTATGTAGGAAGTAATCTGAAACTCAGCATTCAAAATTGATGCTGTAATATTTCCGCCAAGACTCACCGCCCCGCTAAAGGTTACAAAGTCGCCCGCCTGCGCCCCATGCCCTGTATCAGACACAGTGATGACATTCGATCCGGAATCAGCATCAAATGTTATTTGCCCTGCGGTAGTTGTTGACCTGATAGGCGTAACGTCATATATGTTTCCGTTAACGCCGTTTTGAATATAGTATTTGAGGTTTGTACCAATACCCAACAAGTTGTAG